CAATGGGAATGATTCCGCAAGGTTATGCAGTTAACCACTACTTAACTTCTACGAAGAAATTCTACATTAAAACAGATGTTCCTAACGGTCTTAAGCATTTCGTAAGATCACCTATCAAAACATCAATGGAAGGTGACTTCGATACAGGAAACGTAAGATACAAAGCTAGAGAGAGATATGTATTTGGATTCTCTGACCCTAGAGGTATCTTTGGTTCTGACGCAACATAATCGTTAAAACAAAATTTAAAGGGCGACTTCGGTCGCCCTTTATGATAAAAGGGTGTGATCATGAAAAATTTTCGAGTACAAATCAGAGCATATGGATATAGAGCTGACTTCAATATGATGTCAGAAGATAACGATATTGCTTTCGAAAATGCCCTAGTTGACAAACTGGGTAAAAATGATATAAAGTGGGAAAAAGATGGATTTATAGACCATCGTAAAACTTGGATAACCTATGAGGAGGTTATAGATGCAACTACAAGTCAGAGACTTATACAAACAGAAGAGAAGTCTCGAGACAGAATGGGCGGTGCATCAGCGTGATCATCAGAGATATACTCTTGATATGGTCAGAATTGACAACAAAATAAAAGAAGTTGTTAATTTGATTAAGTTAGAAGAAGCTAAAATAGCTAATCTAACTAACAAGATAGAAGATGCTGCCCCCGAAGTTTCAGTAGCTACTTAGGAAAAAGCTACATCGCGAAAAACGCAACTTCATTACAGGCTCTCTTGCACTCTACTCAAATATAATATATATTCTGCACACTATACAATTAATTAGAACATAGACGCGTATAGTCGACGGCCTAGAGACTATGTTCGGAAAACTAGGAGGATATAATTATGGCATCAACTACATTTTCGGGACCGATTAAAGCGGGAACGATTTCAAACACAACTGGTACTACAGTTGGGGACAATGTAAAAAACACTGGACATGTGTTAATGGTACAATCATTTCACATTTCAAACACGGACACTACTGACACAAGTGAGACAGTAGTAATTCCTGCTAAATCACACATTAAAAATATTTTTGTTAATGTTGAAGTAGCTTTCAATGCTGGAACAACTAATAAATTAGATGTTGGTATTGTTGGAGACTCTGACAAATTTATTGATAATGCTGAAGTGGGAACATTAGGAACGGTTGCTCTTGGAGCGACTGCTCAATGTCTTGCATGGAAAAACGTTGGTTCAACTGACGTTCGTATTGCAGCAAAATACGTCCCATCTGGATCAGCATCAAGTGCTGGTAAAGCTAGAGTATGTATTGTTTATTCACAAGGAATAAATCATACTGACTAATAAATAATTTAGTGTGGGCTTCGGCCCACACATAATTTAAATAGGAGAAAAATTAATGAGTACATATCCAGTAGATATTAAATCAACAACAGCTTCAACCGTAGCAGTTCACAATGCAGTTGGCACAGGAGCACCAGGTAGAGCTTTAGGTCTTTATGTATCTAAAGAAGGTGGCCAAGCCGCAACTACAGTTAAGATAAAAGATAATACAACTGTGTTAGCTGAATTTTTAATTCCAGCTACTAATACAACTAATGGTCCTGCGTCTACTACATACATGCAGTTTCCAGGAACAGGTTTTAGAGCACAAACATCTTTGAAGTTTGAGATTGCAACAACAGCTACTTCAGTAACATTGCTACACGGCTAGGAGTTTAAATGGCTACTATAACTTACAAAGTAACCGTAGCAACGGGGACCAACAAATATGGAACAGGTAATAAGTACTACCTTAACGGAGAGACTAATGTTGTCTTATACTTACAAGAAGGCAACACTTACATATTTGATCAGTCTGATTCAACAAACGAAACACACCGTATTGCTCTTTCTACAACAGATAATGGAACTTGGGGCGGAGGTGTTGAATATACTACCGGTGTAACTGTAACAGGAACTCCAGGAACTGATGGTAAAACAACTATCAATGTTGCACCTGTTAAACTAACTGGGGCTCCATATTTATTTTATTATTGTATTAATCACAGTGGTATGGGCAATAATGCTCTGACTGTTGCACCAACTTCAGGTGAAACAGAATTTAATCCACAAATAGATGACATCATTGAAGAAGCATACGAAAGAACAGGTGTGTTAGGAACAAGAACTGGATATCAATTACGTTCAGCTAGAAGATCTTTAAACTTGTTATTTTCTGAATGGGGTAACAGAGGTATTCACCTATGGAAAGTAAAACTTGCAAAAGTTCCATTAGTAGAAGGTCAGGCAGAATATAACTTTGCATCAGACTCAACTAATTTTCCTGAAGACATAGATCAAGTTTTAGAAGCTTATTACAGAAATAATTCTGACGCTACAGCACCACAAGATATTGCATTGACTAAAATAGATAGATCGCAATATTCACAAACACCAAATAAATTAGCAAAAGGTACACCTTCACAATATTATGTAGAGAGAAAATTAAATCCAAGTATATTTTTATATACAACACCAAGTGCTAGTGTATCTGATGCAACAACACCAAGTAATTTTCAATTTTGTTTTTATTATTTAGCTAGAATACAAGATGTCGGAGCTTATAATTTTACATCCGATGTAGTTAACAGATTTTATCCTTGCATGATTTCGGGTCTATCTTATTATTTAAGTATGAAAGTATCACCTGAAAGAACACAAGAACTTGAAAGAATTTATGAAAGTGAGATGTTAAGAGCACTTGATGCAGATAATCAAGGCACATCTAGTTTCATTTCACCACAAACATTTTATGGAGATGGAGTATAATGGGTAAGTACGCTACAGGTAAATATGCAAAAGCTATATCTGATAGATCAGGTTTAGAATATCCATATCGTGAAATGGTTAGAGAGTGGAATGGTTCTTTAGTTCACACATCAGAATTTGAACCCAAGCAACCACAATTAGAACCAAAACCAGCTGGAGCAGACCCACAAGCTTTATATAATCCAAGACCAAAACCAGCTTCTAAAACAAGTTTAATTTTATTAGACAATAATCCTTTTGAATCTGTAATCTACTCAGGAACAACTTACATAAACGTTTTTTCTGAAGATCATCAAAGAGCAGCGGGTTCTATTGTAAGATTTAGAGGACCTCCTGTTGTAACTGCTGTTGGTCCTGGTGGCAGCGATCCAGCTGATAACAGAAATTTAAAACAATTTGGAACTATTCCTACGTTCGATAATGTAAGTGATTTAAATAATGCAAATGGATTTACAATTGCTTTGGGTCAGATAGATTCCTCAGGAACTGTTACAGGAGCTACAACTTCTGATCCTTTAACAGACCCAATAAATTATTTTTATATAACTAGCACTAGCAATGCTACAACAGGTGGTGTATCTGGTGGTGGAGATAATTGTTCTGCTGGACCAGTAACACTAGAGGTAGTAAACGGATAATGGCATATACACTTACAAATTTACAAGACGATATTAAAGGTTACACAGAAGTTGGAAGTAACGTATTTACTTCTTCTGTTTTAAACACTTTAATTAAAAATGCAGAAAATAAAATTTATAGAGAGGTAGACTCTGATCAAGATAGACACTACGCGACTTCTAATTGTATTGTTGGAAATAGATATGTGACTATTCCCGCTGATTTAAGACTGATTAGATATGTGCAGTTAAAGGATACTGCTGGTAATCAATATTATTTAGAACAAAGAGACACTAGTTTTATAGCAGAATATTATTCTACTCCTGGAACATCTGCTGTGGATATACCTAAATATTACGCTAATTGGGATGAAAACTTTTGGGTATTAGCACCAACTCCTGATAAAACATACGAAATTACATTAGCATATAACAAGGAACCAGTTAGTCTCACAGATGCTTCCGTGAGCGGAACAGGGACATTTCTATCTAACAAATATCAAGATTTACTTTTATACGCTTGTTTGGTAAACGCATATGGGTACTTGAAAGGACCCGCAGATATGTTACAATACTACTCACAAGCTTATGAAAAAGCTTTATTATCGTATGCGATCGAACAACAAGGTCGAAGACGCCGAGACGAATATGCAGATGGAGTTATTCGTACCGTTCTTGAATCTAAAAATCCATCAAGCAATAAATAAGGAGATAACACATGGCAAACATAGTACCATTCGCATTTAAAGGTGAACTAGCATCAGGAACTCATAATTTTAGTTCTGGTGGTGACTCTTTTAAAATAGCATTATACACAGCTAACCCCTACACAACATCAAGCACAGCGTTTACAGCTACGAGTGAAGTTAGTTCTTCTGGTGGTAGTAATTATCCTTCAGGCGGTAAAGCATTAACAAGTCAAACAGTTACAGCAACAACTGCTACAACTGCAATTGATTTTGCAGATACGACATTTGCTAGTGCAACTTTTACAGCAGCATTTGCAGCTATCTACAACACAAGTGCTTCTGATAAATTGTGTGTAGTTTTAGATTTTGGTGGTAACAAGACAGCGACAAACGGAACTTTTACAATTTCGTATCCTGATCCTACTACACCAAGTAATGCGATTATAAGTATAACATCATAAGGAGATTAAATGGCGTTAGTAATAAATGATAGAGTAAAAGTAACAAGTACAACTACTGGTACAGGTGCGTTTGCGCTAGGTGCAGCAGTAACTGGTTTTGAAACTTTTGCGCAAGGTATTGGAAATAGCAATACGACTTACTATTGTATATTTAATCAAGGGACAAGCGAATTTGAAGTTGGTCTAGGTACATTAGATGGATCAAGTGCAAATTTAACAAGAGGATCAGGGGCTACAATTTTTAGTAGTTCTAACTCTGATAATGTTGTTGATTTTAGTGCGGGTACTAAAGATGTATTTTGTACACTACCAGCTAACAAATCTGTTTTTCTGGATGCAGATGGAACACCAGTGGGAGCGGCTTCAGCAGGTTTTGCACTTGCTATGGCTGTTGCATTATAAAGGAATAAATTATGGCACAAAATTTTAGAAACAATTTACAAAGAAATGTTGGAACATCAGAAGTTACTTTAGTAACTGGTGGAGACTTTGATGCAGTTATTGGTATCAGATGTTGTAATGTTTCTGCCTCTACTATTTTAGTTGACGTCTTTATTGAAAATAGCAGTAATGATCATTTTATTGCAAAAGATGTCTCAGTTCCACCTAACAGTGCAATTGAACTAATTCAAGGCGGAGCAAAAATTGTTTTAAAGAATGGTGATATATTAAAAGCTAATAGTAATACTGCTTCTAGTTTAGATATTGTCACTTCATTCA